CAACAGAGAATTCTGCTTCAGATGAACCTAGCAGGCTATGTCAGCAAGTTAACATATGTATAATGAAGGCTATGCGGTTATTGGGCACTAGGGAACATCCTAGTGCTACAGGTAGAAGAGAACCGTTATTATTATATCTTGTTGGAAAACCAGCAGCAGGTAAAGATACACTTTTAAACTTTTTAGCTAAAGCTATGTACCATTATTTTAAAACAGTACACAAAAGGCCAGGAACAGAAGGAGAGTATAATCAGAAAGCCGCTAAGTTTGCCAAGCCTAGTTCCAGTGACTACTGGGACGGATATTACGGACAACCTACTGTGGTAATGTCAGATATCTTTTGTGAAAACAATCAAGATACTAAGAGTAAAGCGGCAGTAGATATATTGCACGCCGTTAGTTCAGAAACTTTTACTTTAGACATGTCAGCAGTAGAGGATAAGGGTAAGTACAATTTTACCAGTCCTCTCATTATAGCAACTTCTAATACACAAAAAGAAGACTTTCATTTATTGGGAGTTTCTAACTTTGAAGCAGTGGCAAGCCGGATAGGCCTGTATGCTACCGTAGAAAGAGGTAGCGTAAATTGGACACCAGATATGGAATTGACACCGGACTTGCTAGATAAGTGCTGGACATTCAATGTAAGCAACGCTTCAACATCTTTGAGAGCGAATAAAATTCTTAAGGAAGGTAAATATTGCTTAAGTGATGTCCTTATGGCTATGATTGCGAATTTTGATAAGATTGGACCACCTACTATTACAGATGCCATAACGGAAGAATTAGATATGGGTTTGTATTTTGATAGGCTCAGAACTAGAGATGAAAGTCGACATGTAGGAGGTATCTTAACTATGCAGGAAGCTAGAATAAAGCAACAAAAAGCTTTAGAGTATCCACAAGTGGGACAGCTTATTTTTAAAGCTAGAGAAATTCCTATACCTAAACCTGGAGAACTTATCGAAATCGATGCACATGCGAAGGTTAGTCCACAATATATTCAATATTTTAGACAGCTAAAAGGTCTATCAGGAGCTTTTGAACATGAACCAGAGACTG